GTATGATAAGCCATACTCTTACCTGCGGTTACAGCAGATGTAGAGAATACCTTAAAGCCCATGAACTCTTTCATAGTCATGCCACCTGCAAACGGCAGGTTTTGTTCACCAACAAAGTCAGCAGAAGCAAACTGAGTAATAGTAAACATATCAGCATAACCTTTGGGGTGCATTGCCAAGTAACGCTGTCCGTCTTCTGGGACGTTATTAGTTCCCATAGTTTCAAACAGAGATAGAATGTCAGCAATTTCAAGGGCCGAGCTAGTGTCGTGGATCGCAGTACCACCAGCAGCGTCTAAAGCCGCAACAAGTAGCTCGTCAGTCTTACGACCAAGGGCAGCAGCAGCAGATTGGGCAACAGCTTGACGCTCGTTAATGTTAGTCTTCAGCTCATCCAGCTTATCAATATACTCAGGAGCATAAAAATCTTGCATGGTTGCCTCAACTACGGTGTGCGCCAACTCCATAGGAGTTACATTGCCGTTGCGTGATTTGGTAGTAGCAATGCCAGTACCAATTTTTTGAAAGCGAACTACAGACGCAGTAGCGTTTGCGGTACGAACAGTATTACGCAGCTTGGAACCCATGCGCTGATATGCTAAATGCACATCGGATTCAAACTGCTTGACGAAGGCTGTGTCTATTGTATTAGCCATTTCAAGAGTCCTTTATTAAAGTTGCATTTGTACTCTGGGTATCCTTCTGCATCCTCAACGTAGTTATCCTAACGGGCTACTCAGTGCATTACGGGCCGTGACGATAAAGCGTAAACATTCTTTCTATCTGGATTGCAACGCACAAAATGTACCAGAGCTTCGCCCTTATCATCCTCTACATAACCAGAAGGTATAAAGCCCATCCAAGACAGCCAGTTAATTGTACCTTCATTATCAGGAGACACATTAAGATTTATCTCATAATAAGTTTGATGAATGTATTTTATTATTAACGGTGAGAATCTAACAACGCCCATCCAATGTTTAGCCATCTGATTGGTAAACGAAGACCACATATAAACTTGTTGATTGCCAATAGCTTGAAGGCCAATAAGCTGCACAGCTACGTTATTCTTTTCAAGGATCATACAATCAGCATCTTCTTGCATAGAATCCAAAGCATAAAACAAGTCAGGCTCTTCATACTCAGCGGCGCTATAAGGCGCAATGTCTGTAAAGACCTGCATGACATGCGCCTTAGTCATGGGAACTAACTCAAAGTTCCCACGCTTAATAATAACATTAGCCATATAGTTTGCGATACGCCTGTTCTACTTGGTTAACATAGGCAGGGTCACGCTTTTGTGGATTCCAGTAGCGCTCATCTTTTTGCATAGTGCGTAAAGATTCATCTGTAATCTGGCTAGACATAGCAGAGTCACCAGCAAATGATGGCCCCTTCATCTTTTCCATGATGTGTTCTAGCGCGACAATACCACCAGCGGTTTCGCACATGCGCTCTATTGCGTCTAGGCTTCCCTCTGGGAAGAACTGATTAGCAAATAAACTAGCAGCCTCAATGCGATCACCAGCAGAATCGCCAAGCAGTTTAGTCTCCGCTTCCATATCAGGAGCGTTTGAGTTCATTGCGTCTGCAAATAGCTTAATTCCTTTTTGAAACTCTTCTTGACCAAGGCCGCTTTCAAACGAATGCTCCGACCACCAATCAAGCAACGGACTATCTACCGCAGTTTCGGGATCAATGCTTTCTGGCAGAAGGTAATCACCCTTGGTTGCGGGGCGATCAGCGTAAGCCTCTTTCTGCATTTCTTCTTGCCATGAAGCCTTTAGGTCCTCTTCCTTTGTACCCAGCTTAGAAGACAATTCATTGTACGCTTTGCCCAAATCCTCTGCCGAGCTAAATTTCTCAGGCAACCAATCTGGTCTTCCGGTTTGCGTTTCCGTAACTTCCGGTGTTGCTTCTGTGGGTTGAGACGACTCATTTAATAATGACTCAGACATCCTTCTTCACCTTATGACCATGTTGTATTCTTGTTTCTAGCAAAGCAACTATATAACGCTGCCCTTCATGGTGACGCAATTCTTCTGTAGTCACATTAGGCCCATGAATCCGTTGTATAGTTATTGACTTCAAGTAATCCAAAACAACCTTGCCCATTTCAGACTCAAACAAATGAGTTACTGTAGTGCTGATAATATTATCTTGGCTTGTTGTTCTTTGTACGCCGTCTATTCCTATATTAGTTTTTGCAGTAGCCAACTCTATCTCCTATTGTAGTTGCTCTTGCGGCGGGGCTTCTTGCGTTTGCATCTGTTGTTCTTGCTGTTGCATCTGCATTTGCTGCGCCATTGCAACTATCTGCTTACGTTCTTCTGGATCACGAATCAACCCATCAGGTACGCCAAACTTCTTAGCAAGGTGTGCAGCAGTTTCCTCAGAGTTAATTAAAAGGTTAAGAACCTCTGGGCCAAAGGTGCCAAGTACCATCTCAAGAAAACGACCAACAGAAGATATATCTGCATTAGCCTGTGCTTGCGCCAGCGGGGAAACAGATTTAACCCTAACCTCACGGCCATTAACAACAGGAACATCAATGCGCCCCTGTTTCTTTAAGATATAAATAACGCGCTGCAATACTGGCTGCACCAGTTCTGCTTGAAGTCTGCCAAACGCAGAACCCATACGCCGCGATAGATCAGCCATACGCTCCGCAACCTCAGTAGCAGACGCAGGAGTTTTATCAGGGTTGCCTAGCATGTCATTGTACAGCGCACGTTTAATATTTAAACGCATATCCGAAAGTATAAGTTGAGCTACATCAAAGCTACCAGCAGCAGCAACAGGTTGTAACCCATTGGAACCAATAGCTTTTGGTATAATAGAACCCGGCACTAAAGATATAGTATCTGGATTAATGACACCATCATCATCCATTTGATACACACCAGAAATAGCCATCTGCGCATTCTCTAGGATTAACTCAATGGTTAGGTTGGTTGTCTTAATAGCAGACAACGCATTGATAAGAGGCCCACGACCATAGACTTCGCCAGCACACTTAGACCAACGGAAACAAATAAACGGATTAGCGCCAGAACCAACTAGCTCTCTACTATAAATAACGCTTTCGGTAGTCATGCAGAAAGCATAACTCATATAGACTTCTTCATTCTTGCGGGAGTAATCACGGCATACTAGCTCAAGAACTGTAGTTGTATCCTTACCGCCATTAGCCATTCTGTTTTTAATCTGCTCGTTTAACACAGCATCAGGATACATAATCAATAACTGATTAAATCTAATGTTCTTACGCTCACGATAGATGTGGTCAATCCTATCATCAGGGCCAGTATCTAATACAACATGCGGCAATGGTATTGCGGTAAACCGAATTGGATCAATAGAGTCACCTTCTTCTGCAACAAGAACCCCAGTACCTACGGCTAAATCCATAAAGGATTCGTGTACTTCCTGCGAGAAGTTAGAGTTCTGCAAGACCTCAAAGACATACTCAGTTACTTCATCAAGATCATTATTAACAGCATCGCGTTGATCTTTAGGAACTTCGGAACCAGCAGTTAGATCAGCCCACCTAGCAAAGTTTGGCACAAGGCCCGACTGCAATCGGGACGCAAACTCTTGCACACCAACAACGGCAGTCTCATCAAAGATTTTATCATCCCGCCTTTGACCAGAGGTTTCATAATAAAATGACTCGCGCTGGGGAAGCGAATACTCATAGCATTCTTCAAACAAGGGAATAAAGTTTTCGCGCTTGGCTTTTGCTTTGCCATAATGCTCAAAGTAATTCTTGGCTGTAGGATCATCTATCATAATTGAAACCTGTTATAAAACCCAACACCGCCGCCAGATTTGGAGCGCAGCAAGGAACGGCGACCACGCGCCCCACTTCTAAACCGCTTGGCTGACGTTTGCTGAATGGTATCCTCTGTGGCCTTAGACTTTTCTTCTGACAACTCTTCGTTAGACCGATCGGATAAAGCCTGTAGGTCTTCCGCAGCGTCATCAACAGCAGGTGTACCGCCGCCCTTTCCTAAACCGCCAGCAAAGAAATTAGTGTTAATACCAACAGGCTTGAGTATTTTATTTTGAAGCCGCTCTACCTTTTTAACCGCCTTACTTACGAATTTGCACATAGCAATCTCCTTTGTTGGTTAGCGATAAGCACAATCAAGAACAATCAGCAACGCACAATTACATGCGTGACCAAAGCCCTGCTCTACGCTTAGGGCCATTGCGCTTAGCGAATACATCAAAGTCCCTTTTAGCAACAGAGGGCGTAGCCGTTTTCTGATTGCTCATCAAGGCCCGACCTTCGCCAGCACCAAGAAGCATATACTGTAGCGCGTCATGTATGTGGCTAAACATATTCTTGTCAGGCTTGTCAGCGTATCTCTCGCCCGACACTTCCATACGGCGATACTGATAGCCGCCTTCAAAGCCCTTAATAAGCTGGGCGCAACGACGATCAACTAAAAAGCCAGCCTTACCGTCTGTCATTTTGTTAAGCTGCGAAGATACCGACTCAAGCCGCAAATCCACAGAATTAGATGGGGCGGGGAATGCTCTAAGGCCAGCACCTCTAAGTATGTGGAACGGGGTAGATTCGTCGGTCTGCGCCCGAAAGTCACCCGCAGGATCACCATAAATAATAACTTCGGAACACTGAGAAAACCTAGTAGCAATCTGCTCACGGAGAACTTCCGCAAACCTAACGATGCCCATGTCAAACGCAACAACCTCATCTTGAACCAACCACCTTCCGCGAACCTTCTGACCCATAGTAGCAGCAGGAGTCAGGCCAAAATCCAAACCAATATACAAAGGATAACCAGCGGCAACGGGGATTTCCTCACTAGCAACGTGTGTATCCGTAACAAACATAGGATAGATTGGCTTACCATCCTGTATAGAACCTAGCTTGTTCATAACGTACACATCAATCCAACTCTTAGTCTTACCCTGTATAAGATTAGGATAGTAAGACTTCATCATGTTCTTAGTATTCTCAGCTGTACTACTTGGCTTGTAACTATCTACTTCATTATCGTCGTTTCTAACTTCTGTCATGCCAGCAGGTTGAGTATAGAAAGCCCAGTTGTCAGGCTTAACCAACATCTTAGCTTGCTCTCGCGGTATGTGATCTGGGATCGGAACCTCGCCAGACATAATCGGCCACCAGTGATCTTCCTCCGGTGCGTTCGTATCTGCAATAACACCTGTCCAAGATGGACCTCCCTCTCGCATAGAAGGAAACCGACCAACGCGCATAGTACACGCATCCATAATAGACTTAGGGATTTCCCTAGCTTCGTTAACCCAGATGCCAGTAAGCTCTAATGACAGTAACTTCTTAACGTCCTCGGGCCTATCAAGAGCCAAGAACAAAACCTCTAGGTCAATGTCACCCTTCTTAATGTGATGGGTGTAC